GAATATTTACAGTTTGATATGGTGTGGGAGTTGTAAAATTAAATGTTTGAGTATCAATAGTAGCTGATATTGCTGTTCTACTTTTCTTTAAAAGATAATATTGAGGGTTTGTTCCTGAAATTTGATAGATAGTTACTTCGGTTGGGTCTTGTGAACTTGATACAGAAAAATCAACTTTATCTTGAATTATAAAAGAAGTTCCATTCTGAGATGATATTGTGGTGTTTTCAGAAATAGTGATAGCATAATTATAATCAGGAACATAAGTACCACTTATATTAATTGAAGGTAATTGTTGATAAAAATCAACGGTGGTTTGGGCTACACCTGTTGTTTTAGGTTTATATCCAAACATATATGCTAATTCAAAAACATTATTTGTTTGTTGAGCATATTGAATGAAAGTTTCTTGGAATTGATTATCTAAATAAAAACTTAAAACATCACCAACATAAGATGCTTGTTCCATAAACATCATACCAGGGGATGTTTCTGTAAAATCGGTATAAGTGTTTGGGAAATATGTTCTAGCATATTCAATTAAACGTGATCTAAAATCAGTAAAGTCACGATTAATATATTTTATATCTCTATTTGTTGTAGCCATTTTTTAAAATTGGAGTGTTATAGTATCGTTGATGTTGGAATTTTCAATAGAGTATTTAAGTTGAATTATAATAGAATTAGTATCATCATTTCTTAACACATCTAAAGAATCTATTATTACAGAAGGAAAATAAGTTTCTATTTTTTGATTTACATCTTGTTTAAGAAAATCAAGATTATCTTCAGCAATTTGTTCAAATATAAATGCGCGTAAACCCCCACCAAATGCAGGACTTAATGGTCTTTCACCTGGGTTTGTTAAGAAAAAATTAATTAAATTATTTTTAATAGATTGTGATGTTAAATAATTAGGTGTAAAAACAGAGGGCCCATTAAAGGGTAAATTTACCCCAACCCCAACACTAGGATTTAAATCTACAGGATTTATTTGTTGTGGGTTAAATGCCATTATTTAGTGTTTAATAAACTCATAATTTGATCCATACCTACCTCACCAGCACCTAAATTCCCATTAATAGGATCGCCTGATGGTCTGAATGAAGGTTGTATATCTTGGGATGTAAAAGACATTGCTGTTTCACCTAATACATCTCTATATTTTTCTCTCAAATCCATTGTTGGTTGAGTAAATGAAGGTTGAGGTGTTTGTATGGGTGGTGAATATGATTCTCTAACTATTTGTTTAGGAGATTTAACTGCTTCCAATAAAATATCTTTTAATTCCTCTTGGATTGCCTCTCTTACGGCTTCTTTTATAATTTTTTTAAATTCGTTTGGTTTCATACGGTTATAAATATTTAATTAATCTGCTTTTAAATTATTTTGTTGAATATAGAATACAAGTTCATCTATTAATATCTGATCAATAGAACTAAATGAAAATTCTCCTTTCAACATTACTACATTTTGTTTATTTGTTGCGATAGCTCTTCTACGTTTTAATGGATTTTCTGTTACTTCGGTTTCAACACCCATTGTAAATCCATTAACATTTGTAATTACGGGGGATGTTTGGTTGGATTGTTGTCTTGTTAAAGCTGTTAATTCTGTTTGAATTTGTTGTTGATTACCTTGATCTAAAGGAAGATCAGCATAACAATATTGAGTTAAAAGATCTAATAAAGTTAAAAATCCTAAAATTTGAGTTAAAACACTCTGTAATAGTGTTAAGATAGCTAAAGTTGTTGAATTTATATGACTAAGTTTTCCTATATTTTCATTTAAAAATTTAATTGTTTTTTGGATTCCATTTATTACACTGATAGGGATACCTACTCCAGCTATTGCGGTTGGTGTTGGTAGTTGTTGTAAAATAGGGAGTGCTATTTGAGCGGCATTAATTATATCTTGAGATATACCTAAGGCTTTAGTTGTTTTTTCTATGGTATTTAAAGTTTGACTTAACTTTTTTACTAATTTATTTTTAGTAGCTATTATTTTATCAATTTCGTCTTTTGGGGGACAAGAAATTATATCTTTTATTTCTTCAAAAACTAATTGGGGTGAACTTTTTGCTTGTTCAACTAATTTTTGAACTTCACTAACACCATATGCTGCTATTAAACCCAACACTAAAGGAATAGCTATAGCTTTTAAATCATCTATAGAAACATTTAATGTTTTTTGAATTCTAAAATCAAAAGTAATATCGTTAGTAACATATTCTTCAGTAACCGTATCAGGAAATCTTAAAAATTCTATTATTTCTTTTTTAAGATTAGATTCTGTTGGTTTCAGAGTAATAATTCCTAAATTTGGTTTAATATCACCAACAGAAGTATAAGGGGTGGATTTAGTTGGGGAATATTTTTTTAATTTAAAGTTTAATGGGAATTTAGATGGATTTAATCCTGTACCTGCTAAATTTGGGTGGTTGATTGTAAATTCTCCTTTTTTATTTGTAGTATCTCTTTTTAGAAGTGAATTTGAAACTTTAACACCTGGGAGAGGTTCATTAGTTATAGAATCAACTACTATCCCTTTTACAAGTTGAAATGAAATTTTACTAGGTATTTCGGGAAGAGGTCCGGTCGCAGGGACTGGGGGTAATTCTATACCTGCTAGGGATAAAAAAGTGTTTAAATCTATTGCTAATTCAATTGTCGCCATTATTGTACTTTTGTAGTTTTAGATTTAAGACTATCATTATTCAATTGAGCTAAAATCCCATTAGCACTATTTATTTGTGTTAATACATTACCCGCAACAGAATTATATGAAGTTGCTAAAACACCACTTGGATAATCTCTTTGAACTTGTAATATAGAAGCTAGATCTTTAATAGCTCCAGCTAATTGTTTTAAAATTTCAACAGTATCATTACCTAATAAAACCGGTTGAGTAGCGTTTTTCGATCCTAATTTTATATCATTTGAACTAATATAATGTGAAACGGCATCTATATTTACACTTCCATTAGTAGACATACCTATGGATGTTTGAGCACTTAATAATACACTATCAGTTTTAGCATTAATTACAATTCTATCTGAATTTAATATTACTTGTGGATTCTTATATTGGCTAGGAAATGTTGGGGGTGTTTTATAAGATTGATATAATTCACTCGCTACTCTAAATGTATTTAACTGTTGATATGAAGTTAAATAAATAGAAGATAAATCATCTGAAATATTTTCTGTTATGGGGATCCAACCCCTATCACTAGAATTTATGGGTTGACCATTCCTTAATATTGTAATTGGGTCTCCATTATTACCAGTAGATGACCAATTATTAACATATATACTTTTAGATTTAGCTGTGCTTCCAAAACGTATACTTTGACCATATCTACCCTCTAAAAGTGAATCACCCATAAAAGGCATTAATGGGTGAATATCAATTTTTTCAACAAATGTATTTTGGGATGGGTTTGTAGGACTATTTAAATCTATTTCAGTTGATCCATCCGTAACTCTTCTAACTACACCCGTTTCTGAGGATTTGTAATCTTGAGCAGTAGTAGGTTTATTAACATTTACGGGGTTTGGGTAAGCATCATGATGAGGGTGATTCCAAATTCCTAAGGGTTTTAAATAGAAATAAGTTTCATTAGATGTATTTATCCCCATTTGTTGAGATGGAAGGGAAAATAAAAGAACTACTTCATTTATTAAAGGATAGGTTTTTGATTGGGAATCATAAGGTAAGGCATATGATACTCCATTGGATGAACCTATTCTATTTACAAATTCATAGAATATAGCACCTATACCGTTCCATTGTCCTACATCATTGAATTTAGGATGGTTTTCATCTAATACTATATCTAATACTCGAGCAGCAACTAATTTATTTTGGAAATTAGCTTCAATATTGGGATTACCCCCTCCATTATTAGAAGGACTAGTACCTCTAGTTGAATTTGTTATACCCGTTTTTAACATTAATCGTTAGGATTAAATTTTTTAACTTCAGATAACAATTGTGCTTTTTCTTCTGTAGTCATTCCAAAAGCTTCTTCTTCTGATTTACCAGAGGCAATAGCACGTTGAGCAATAGTAACCATTTTAATCAATTGCTCATCATTTTTGATACCTAATTCCATATATTCCTTAATTAAAGGAACAATTAAAGTAGCATCACCTATATCGTTAATAAGTGGTTTTAATTCACCTATCAATGCTGATATTTGGGTTTCTTTTTTCTTTTGATTTTCGTAAATTTCTTTTAGTAAATCAGAGAATTTTTTCTTGCCCCAAACGTTTGATTCTAAATTACTCATATAAGTATTTTTGGGTATAAATATGGGAAATTACTAGAGGTGAAAATCGGTATAACCTTGATCTAAATAAAATAGATAATTTTTCTTAAATACTTTATAAAGTACTCCAGCAATTTTAGTAATTTTAGGAGTTTTTACATTAGGTATCATTTCATGAATGTAAATGTAAAGTGCTTTTTTATTAAAGATATCAATTGATTCTCGTTTGCGAAACAATTCTAAAATGGCATCTGCAATCTTGGCATCAAATTCCTTTGGGAATATTTTATATATGTTAACACTAACAAATTCTACATATTCATCCATAAACTTAGATAATTTATCTGTTGGGTTTGGTGAATCTATAGTATAAGAATAAGTATCATCTTTTAATAATTCATCGGTTGATGCTTTTTTGATTTTAATTTTATAATTTTTATCATTATATAAAATACACCATCTTTTAACAATGGTGCCAAAGTATGAATACGCTTTGGCACCTTTGCTAGGATCAAATAGATGAATCTTAGACAGTAAGAACACTATAATTTCGTGTTGTAAATGCTCTAAATTATCTACTTCAGTATGATAAAATTTAAATGTGTGGATTATATTCTGGGTTAATTTAAAGAAAGCATAATGAATTTTATCCTCATATATTTTACTTCTTAATTCTGAATCAAGAGTAGTATTATATAAGACGATAGCATCCTCAGTTTCCTGAGTGAAATAATTTTTGCTTACTCTTTTTTTAGCCGCTTTAATTGGTTTTTCTAAGATTGAACTCATTTAGGATTTCTTGGATTTTTAATATAGATTGAAATATAACTCCAACTTCATCATCTTTTTCAAATACTTGTCCACGATCCAATTCTTTAAGTTTCTTATCTGAAACTTCGATGGTACGAGATAAACTATCTAGATAAACTAAATAACCCGCTACTATATCTTCTTGTTTTTCGTTTTTTCTAAGGAGATTATAGGTTGTAAAGCCTAAAATCACAACTAAAACTGCTAATACACAAACTGCTACTACTAATAATATCATAAGTTATCAAATATATTTTTTAAACCTTCACTTTTAAACGAACCCAATGCTTTAAGTTTCGTTGAAGTTTTCTTCGATGAATTTGGTTTTGTCCCCAATGTATAATTTTTCTTTCCGGCATCCCCGGACTTCTTACCTTCTTTTAATTTAGGTAACCATTCACGTTCAAATTCAATACGTGCTGCCATTAAATCCGCCTGATGTAATATAAAAGGTAAAGATGTTCTTGGTTTTTGTTCTGGCATAAATGAAAATAAATATTTCTTATTTGCTTCATCATATAAACCATCATGTGTTTGGATAGCAATCATTTCATTAAATGTATACTGAATACCATATGATTGTAATAGGAATAAGCCTCTATCTGGGACAGATGCAAATGGGACTTTAGTATTAAACATATAATCCTCTCCTAATTTTTCTCTTCTCCAATTATCCGTCTGAGGTATATAAGATTCTTCATCTTCACTTCCCATCTTACCTAAATCATGATTCAGGGCTGAAAATACTAATTCTTCCATAGTGAAAGTTTCCATATCGGCTCCTTCTTCACCCCATAATGCTGCTTGCTTAATAGCACATCGAATAACTCGTAAAACATGTTCTACATATCCTCCGGGAAAAGCATTATGATATTCTTTTTTATGCGCGGCAGGCATTAAAATTAAACGTTCGGAATATTGATTGTAAAATTCTAGTAATTTTTCCTTTCGTGGTTCGGAAATATATTCATTAATATACCCCATTAATTCAACCCAATTTTCTTGAAGTTGTTCTGCTGTAAAATTCATAACTTATTTGTTTTTTATTTAATTTTCTCTTTCAACCATTGATTGGATATCATCTCTTAATTCCAATACTTCTTGTAAAATAATACGAGCATCATCAATGTTTCTTTCATTTAATGAACTACGTAAACGTTTTAATTTTCCTTCTAGAGACTCCATCCGTCTCAATACTAATTCTTTATTCTTCATTTTTGTTTTTATTTGATTATTTATTAATTTCCTTTTTCCTTTTCATATTTAAACTTTTAAAATCAAAATATAAGTGAAGGTAATATTCCTTTTTTACTTAGGCAAGTTCTTTTCAACAAAGTCCTGTATTTTTTTTAAATGGGCACATTTTTCATATTCTTCTATATCTTCAAAATATGAAATACATAATTTGACTGCCACGACAAACTCTTCATTTAAATATTGTTTTAAAGCTTCCTTCCACTCTTTCTTTCGTAAATTAACATTCTCAATCCAAAACCAAGCCCTAGTATACATTATATATTCCCCCGCTTGATCTACCCCCTCCATATCTAATTCAGGAGAAGATTTCTGAAAGAATTTTACTAATTGTTTTGAGAATAAATTCCCATTCATGATTAATTTATGGAACATCCCCAATTTAAAATGAGGTGTTTCCTTAAACATTTCTAGTTCTACCTCAATTTTTTTAAGATTTTCTTTATCATTCTCTTCCTCAGAAAAACCAAATAGGGAAAATATATTTTCAAGTGCCATTTTTTGTTAATACATATTATATTATATTATATATATCTTTTTCCTAAGAAATTTACTGCCTCTTTAGCTTCAGCAAGTGAGATTTGGAAAAATTCTTTATCATTATTTACACGATATGAATATAAATATTTGTGAATTTCACTTTCTAACGCCATACCATTAAAGCATTTAAACGCATATTCTACTGTAAATTTAACAGGTACCCCGGTTCCACGAGAAATTTGTTCTGCGCGTTCTTCTGGCGTTTTACTAGTAGTACCAATTTTCAAAAGATTGGGCATAGTTTTATTAGATAATAGGTAAACCCAAGAATCACCTTCACCTTCTCTATTTTCATATAGATTTATCCTCCTAGCGGTATAGTAAGTAAT